ATCCAAGGAGTATACTTCATGCGTCTGTATACTATTTCAGACTTACTTTCCTTGTGTATAACATGGTAACAGTAATCACCTCTTTTAACATCAAATATAGTAGCTTCAATTAAATCCACATCTTCTGTTGGTTTCTCATCTATCTTTCTTTGTAGCTTCTCATCTATCTTTGCATCTTTCCATTGCTGTTGGATGGCTTCACCTTTCATTCTCATTCTTCGATAGACATTATCTACCTGACCATTCGCACCTTCTTCAAAAGAAACTAAGAACTGAGGAACAGGAATAAAGTTAATAGGGGAGTTATCATCTCCTGGTTGAATCATAAGCACAGCTGTACCAACTGCAAGATCAAGTAAGAACTCACCCATAGCAATGTCAAAGTTTGTTTGCTTGAGTGTTGAAAACATTTTCTCTGTATAAACATCAAGTGCTGCTTGAGCTTCTGATCTTCTCTCCAATGGAATATCTGGACCTGGCTCTAACCTACACCACTTTCTTTGTGGTGGGAATATACCAGATTGTAGACGATTGGCAAATCGTTGAGTTGAGTTAATAGCAGTAGAATCAAACACTCTAGCCATCTTCTTGCTACCACCTACTTTACCTTCATAGTAACCATCATATAAATTTCTTTGAGGTAAAGCGAACTCGTAACAATCTTCATATAAATCTCTGAAATCTTCTTTACGACTTAAAGCTATGTCATGTCTTTTTAAAACTTGTTCTGGTGATAATCTCATCATTTCAGGCATTATTGTTTCTCCATTTTGGCATCTTTTAATAAGTTTCTATTTTTTTTTATATATTTTTCCCCAGCTTCTTTTGATTTAATACCAATAGCATCTGGATTCTTTCCAGTTTTTTTCATAAACTTATCTTTCCACATAGTGGGATGATCTTCGCTTTTATGACTTGATGACCAATGATATCTATTGTTATCATGCTTATCTCTCTTGGGAACAACACCAGCTTTCCAAGCACCTCTGTAATCATATGCTTTTGTATTTAAGTTTGGCTCTTTGCCAACATCTCTAACAAATTCTTTAAACCAACCTGTGTTTCTAATCCAAGATTGGAATTTTTTTTCTTCAGCTTCACTTAACTTTGTAAGTTCCATAATTATGCTGCCTTCTGTGCTTTGTATTGTGCTAATAAACCTCTACCTTTTCTTGCTAGTTTATGTGCTGCTGCTATTGTTTGTGGAACTGGCTCACCCCAATTATCTGCCGACTTAGCTAATCGAGTTGATTCGCCTTTTGGATTCTTCATTGGACCAGAAGGATTAGAAAAAGCTCTAACTAAATACATTCCTTTTCTTTTTTTCTTTTCAGGAGTATTCGCTGGACCTTTAACTCCAGGTTTTAAATTCATGCCTTGAGCATTATAAAACTTTATACCCTTTGCCGATAATCCACCTGATTCTTTTTTATGTTCTTTTCTCATTTAGTTTGTCCTTTATCCAAACTTTTAGAATGTGTAGCAGATGCGTTAGCTGCTTCCTCAGCAGATTTATATAGCTTCTTTAAATCTCTTTTATTACCAATAATATCTTTCCATTTATTATTTTTATATATTCTATACAAATCATCTTCGCTGCTAATTATCTTTCCCCCATCAATAACACTTGGAACATTTATCCATCGTGTGTTTGGTAAAGGTTTGCCAGTATCATCTCTATCAAATGGTATAGTAACTTGTTTTTCAGAATACTCCCTACCATCTTTATCTACATAAATTGGTCTACCATGTTTTGTTTTCTTACCAGTAAATTTTGCCATTATTCATACCAAGTTAAAATCATATGTGCCATATGTGCTGAACCATTGACATTTGTTAGTCGAAATAAATAAGTCGTTAGTGGTGCTAAAACAAACTGAAAGCTTCCACCTCCAGCACCAGCAGACTTATGCCCAGTTCCACCAGGAACAAAACTAGCATTTTTTTCTGATCCTAAAGTTGTTATAGTAGGATTAAGAAGTATTGCACTTTGTGATGTATTAGATGAATTAAAATTTCTGTTAAGTGCTGGAACAGATGTGCCACCAGTAACAACTGAACCTGAATACATAAAAAATTCAGCATCTCCACCACATAACACATCTTCATGTAAATGAGCATATACTCCACTAGCAAATGCTATAGCCACATCAATACTTGCACCAGATGCTAGTTTTGCTGCATCAGGATAAAGTTTATGATAATAAAAAGATTTCCCTTCATGTAATCGTAAATGATTAATATCAACTGTAGGTAAAGGAGTATCACTAGATACTAAAGTCTGAACATTATTTTCGTCAGCATAACTTGGATTGTTATGGATACTTTTTGTATTTAATGATTCTCTAGTTACAGTTATAGTCATTAAGTATACCTTTTGATTATTTGTCTAATCTTTTTAGGATTCATTACTTTTTTCTTACCTTGTTTAATTCCTTTTCTTTTAAGAGCTGTTGTTTGAGCATACTGTTCTGGAGTTAGTGCTTTTATAGCTTCTTCTGGCATATATCTTTCACCAGTTGCTTCTGGACCTTGCGTTGATGGTTTTCCAGATTTTGTTCTATAATTTGCTTTACCCCAATCATATAAGCGTTTCTGTGGCTCTTTCATGATGTATATCCACCACCTTTATCTTTATAAATTCTTGGAACCATTTGAGCTTTACGAGCAGTCCATTTATTAGGTGGACCACCTTTATTACCTCGCTTTATACTAAGAACTATAGCTCTTCTTAACTTTGGATGTGTATAATTTCCAGCACTATTAATAGTGTCTTTCTTTTTCACTATGCTTTTTTGCGTGGTTTCTTCATAGCATTACGAAACGCATCATTCATTGTTTTCTTTTTTTTCTTTGGACGACCTACTTTATCGCCATAAGTTCCTGGACCATAAGGCATAATATTCTCCTATACTTGTTGTTGATCGCCACCGAGTTTTTGCTGCATACCTTCATCTTTTGCAGCACCCATTCTAGCTTGTGATAGAAGCATACGAAAACCACCTTTGCGTCTAGCTTTTGATTTAGCTGCTGCTTGTTCACCAAGCTCTCGTCTTTCAGCTTCTGCTTCAGCTTTTAGTCGTTCGTTTTCTTTCCTTTGCATTTCTAAATCTTTTTCTTGTTGTTTAATAGCAGCAGAGTTACTACCTCCACCACCACCACCTCCGAAAATACTACCCATAGTTATTTCCTCATCATGTAATAGTTAGTTTTGTCTGGACCATATCTTCTCAATATTCCCTCTTCAGTAAAGCCAAGAAACCTTGCCCAAGATACAGCCCTCTTATCTCGGATTCTAACCGTTATCTGTAAGCGATGCAATGCAAGAGATATCGGAACTATATCAATGAATCGCTTTGAGTATTTTGTAAGGGTGTAAGGTTTGTTTCTTATCTTATCATCTGCAATCATCCATGCTTCAGCTACCCCATTCCATATCGGAACGATACCAAAAACCATTACAGGATTTAAATGTAAGAAAACAGTAGCACAAAATCCTACTTCACTTTGCCACTCTAGTCTTTCTCCAATATTAAGATATTGAGATTGAGCTACTAAATCTTGTTGGGTAATGTTCATTGCTTCATAATGAACAGAGCTAAATGGCATAAAGAATACACCATTAGGTTTTTTCTTATTTAATTCATCAAAGAGATGTGAATACATCAAAGTCTGTATTTGCTACAGTCTGAGCAATAAAAGTATTCTTATTGAGTCCTGATCGTGTCATACGTTTATGTTCTCCACCACCAAGCAGCAAGTAACCAAAAGCATCACCAATGTGGGAGTGTTCATTTTTGTTAGGGGAGTCTTTGAATCTTTCTTGACCAGCACCTATAGCTAGTCGTTTAAAGTGATAACCACCAGCAAGTGATTTGCGAAGGAGTTTACATTCTCTTGATATAATCAAACCTGGTTTACCTTCTACTAGTCGTAGCATTGGTGCAGCTGCTGCTTCTCGTCTAACCATAAATTTGTTAGAATGAGTAGGTTGTGCATTTAGACCTAGAGTTTTTAAATGGTCAAATGCTGTTACTTCATAGATAGCATCTCTTGCTAAACCAGCTGGATCACCCCATACCATCAGTTGAGCTTTAGGGAACTTCCCATTTAACTCAGCTAATAACTGATTACCAAATCTTTCTAAACCCATGTCAAAGGTTACGATTTCGTGTAGAACAATCCACCTACCATTGTTGAGTCTTTGCCCAATTACAGCTGCTGGTGTCAGTCCGAAGTCCAGTCCTATTTGAATTGGAAGGTTAGGATCGTACTCTACATCTCCTGACATTAACATATCATCGTACTCATGCCAAACAGGTTTACCTTCTTGCACATAAGTATATTTACCTTGAGCATAGCATCTCACCCAATCTAGATTCTTTCCACCTAGCATTTGCATATAGTAGCCAGATGGTAAGTTGTTGATATTTTCAGCAAGGGGGTTCAGCTTCCACCACCTCCCACTAGCAAAGATATGGTCGTTTGCTTCTGGGTTATCTGGTAAAACATCTGGTGGCACTTCAACAACTCCACCTGGTTGTTCAAAAAACTTCCAACCAAATTTTCCTGTTAACTTTTCTTTCTTGGCTAACCTAAACCACCAATGGTCATCATCCATTGGGTTAGTATCCATCCATATCCCATACCATGTAGGACCACCATCTCTTTTCGTTGGGTATCTTCCAACACGATGCGTTAGTCCATCAATCACAGCTTTAGGTAGTTCTCTTGCTTCATTAACCCACGCACCTGTGAGCTCAAGAGATAAAAGTTTTCTAACATCTTTGGGCTGGTCCAATGCTAAGAATATAACCTCGCAGTCTATTCCATGGGCATCACCTCTACTGGGAAGGCGAATGTGATGTGAAATGGGTGGTGTCCAATGCATCGGACCAAAAACATTTTCAGGGAATATCTCTTGCCATGTTTTAATGGTCGTTGTTTTTAATTCAGGATATGAGTTTCTAACTATTACAAAACGAGAATACTTAATACCATCAATAGGAGAAGGTTTTTGCCTGACAGCTCTCATCATGATCTCAGCTGCACACGCATAGGATTTACCACTACCTACTGGTCCTACG